TATTCACCAACGCTAGGGAAAGTGACCACATACATTTCATGGCCTTCAATTTGGTAAGTGTAGGCTATGGCATCAGAAGTCACCGAATCCACCAAAGATTGCTCAACGGCATGGGTGCTAATTCTGACCCAGGTGTAACCCTGCATCATTTCAATTGTTGCTGAACCCCTGTTGTCTTTTGCCACACAAACAAACGTTTCCCCAAAACGGGCTAACGAAAACTTGGCATCAATCCCTGATTGGCTAGTTGTCCCTGGCACTCGCTGGAATGGAAAAGTGGTAATTCCTGCAATCACGTTACCCACGTCTGTCCAAACCTCGGTGGTCACCTCACCAATCAAATAAACCTGACGGTTGTTGACAATCAAAGTTTCTAGCAAGTCAGATGACCCATCAGCTGTTCCGTATAGGGCTTGAGTGGATAGACTAGACCCAAGGTCAGTACACGCCCAATTCTGCGTTCCTGGCTCGTTATAGATGTTGTAGTTGTCCACTACGTCAACCACAGATGCACCCTGCCAAGGGCCATCAGTTGAGGGCAAAGTGGTGAATGTGTTGGTTGCCACAACCCATGTATATCTATTAGGGCCATCCACAATGTAAGCGGTCAATCCATTTACGTTGTCGATATTGTCGGATATGGACACTTGTCCCGTGCTAGTGGTAAGCGTTCCAATCTGTGTGGCAACAAATGAAGTGCTGACCTGATAAACCAAATTTCCTGCCACGGCAATCAGGATGGTTTCGCCTGACATAGTGTGCATTCCCCGCACCTCTGCCGCCAATAATTGGACTTCTTCAACTAATCCTGGCGTAGGGTATAGCGCCACAATGCCTCTATCGCCAGGCTGCTTAGATGTGTCGATCTCAGCAAAGAAATTGATGCACTCTTGGTCACCTTGATAGATAGATGGGGCAACGTAAGATGTGCCGACAAAGCCAAAATCAGGCATATTTAAGCCGCAACTGCTTTGATAACCGCAAAGTTAAAAACTGGTGTTTCTGTTGTTGTTCCACCAGTAGTGCGGAATGTGATGTTAAAACTACCCGCCGCCACCGCAGTAACCATCAAGTCGTACAGGTCAGTACCTGATTTTTGATTCAGGATAATTACGTCAGTTGCCGCCACGGTGCTGTTGGTTACTGTAAAAGTTGCTGCAGTAGTTGATCCCGCTGCGCTAAATAAAGTGATTGCACCCGTTGTTTTGTTTAATGTAACGCCCGTGGTGCGGCTTGTTGCCTGTGTGACCGTTCCTCCAGCACCTGTGGCATAACCAACACCAGCCGTGCCAGTGGACACAATTGCGCCCGTAGCGGTCAGGCTAGTGCCAGTAGCTGCACCAATTGCTGGAGTGGTCAATACCATTCCTGTGCTGGTACAAGCGCTAATGTTGCCACTGGCAACCGTTCCTAACACGGGTGCGGTCAATACCATCCCCGTGCTTGTGCAAGCGCTTATGTTTCCGCTTGCAACGGTTCCCAAAATTGGGGTCACCATTGTGGGGGACGTAAACAACAATGTTTTACTGATTTGCTTAGTTGTGCCAGCTTGCACATACGGCAAAACATCAGCCGCATTTATGACTGTGCCAACGGGTAAAGCTGAAATTGCTACGGTACTCATATTTTCTCCTTTTTAGCGGAAACCGCCATCCATAATAAAACCTGCATCTTTAGCCCTGCCAACCATCAAGGCTTCGGGGTAACGGGAAATCTGTGCTGGGCGCATATTAGTGCGCTTAATGGTGGCTTTGCCTTGTGCTGCGTAACCGTTGATCATGGCGGCTTGAATCTGATTGACCTTACCAAACATAGGCATCAGTCGCTCTGCCAAGCACCACCGCAAAGCCATGTTGTAGCCTTGGGGCAGTTGGATGGTGTCGTTGATGCTTGCAAATTGCCTAAAGATGGTTTGCGTAAAAAGGTGAAGCTCACCCTGCTGCGGGTTGGGATAAACATAAATTGTTCCCAACAATTCAGCAGGTTGGTAATAGATGCCTTTAGCCCAAGGGCCGTTTAACTGCTTGATGCCGATAGATTCGTATTCCTCAAGGCTAAAAATAGCCACGGGGTAATCCAAATAGCCGCCTGCAATGTTAGAGCCACCTTGCATGGTAGCCACACGCACAAAGCCTGATTCAATCGTCAGGGGGCGCTCATAGTAGGCTGTAATTGTGGTGCTGGCAGCGGTTTGGCTTGGGGTTATGGTGTACGTACCACCTTCATTAACGTTGCCGCCTGCACCCGTTGTAAAGCCCACAATCCTAGTGCCTGATGTGACCCCTGTGCCTGATAGGGTCATGCCAATGTTGATGCCGCCTGCAGTCACACCGTTGGCAGGAACGGTAAGGGTTGTGCCTGCAATAGAGCCTGTAAAAGTAGCTCCTACCTGACCTGATGGGCCAATGGTGTACTGTACTTGGTTCTGAACCGTTGGAAAAATAATTTCAGAACGGTAGAAAACCATCATGTTTTCATTTGACCATTGCGCCACCATGTCGTTGAGCATATCTAGCCCATCTTGCGCTTCATCAGCCGTAGGCACTTCACCAGCGGCAACAGCGCCAATGTCCTTCATGGCTCGGGTGATGATGTCTATGGGCTGTGTCATGGCTTATCCTTGTGGCAATTGTGCCGCTTCTTGTGCCGCTTGGTAAGCAGCAATCACTTCAGGCGTATGGATAGATGCGGCAATAGCTTGCACTTTGGCATCCTCACCACTTACGTCTGCGCCAGGCACGACAACGTGGCGGTGAAACTTTCTGCTGATTTCCACGCCATCTTCTTTGATAGCGGTCTTGGTACGAACTTGAATGCAGCCGTTTTCAATGACTTCAATCAGATCAACTACTTCAATTTTTTCTAACATGATATTTCCTTGTTTCCAGCCTAACTATCCAGTCAGACATTAAGGCTCCAGTCAGCCGGACTGGTACGGTTATTCTGGCGCTTTAGGCCAAACTGCTTCAGATGCTCTGCTGTACAAAGTAGGCAAATCACGCAATTGTTGACGATATTGACTCCATGCTTGTTTAACTTCGTCAGACAAAACTACATCGGCTAATTGAGTCCAATCACACAAACTGAGTAAACGATTGCGCTCGTGCTTCAAAGCATCAAGTTCAAGTTTTGCAATTTGCTCTGGCGTAGGTTTAACTTCTTCCATGATTCTTCCTTAAATAATACGAACGCCGCCACGGACAACAATGCCTGACGAGGCGCTAAATGCACCGATTGTCAATTTAATATACCCACTTGCGTTTGATACCGTGACGGTTTTGGCGGTTGCATCATTTCTGAATACAGTTAGACCAGAAATCCAACCTGATATACGATATGTTGAAACACTATCAGAAATTACAAAGTCAAAACGGATGCCACAATCTTCGGCGTTATATTCAATTTTTGTCGTAATTGCGGCTTCGGTGTTAACTGTGGTTGTGTCAACGCTACAAAACGGGACACCGCCATTTGTTTGCGAGTAATACAAAGCAGAAGCACCAACATAATTGCGAGAAGCAATCATTCTGCTGCCAGCAAAAGTTGCAGCCATTACGCTTCGCGCAGCAGTTAGGCCAGTTGAATTCAAATACGTTGTTGTGTTTGTTCTGACTTTTACAGAATTTGCTAACGTGTAATTTGCAGGAACACTTGGACTCGTATATGCAGAAACCTCATCCGTTGCGCCATCAGCAACAACAATCGTAAATGAGTTAAGGCTGTTGCTTGCAGTAATTGATCCTGCGCTTTCCAAACGATTGTTTTTAAATTCACCAGAAATCCAAGTTTCTGACAAAAGCACATCGTTAGAAGTCATCCAGCAATTTTGGATTGTTAAATCATTTTTGGGGTTGCCATCATCAATCTGAATGTCCCTGTCGTTGCCTTCCATGTAGCAACCTTGGATTATTACGCCATTAAATTCGCTGCGTAACAACAGACCACGTTGACCAGTTTCAGCCGAATTGTTTGCAAACATCAACCCATCTGTGCCGCCTGTAAAGAAAAACCCGCTGCCACGTTTAAGCGATGAAATGCGCGTAGAACTATTGCCCTGAATGTTCATCACGTTGTTTGCGCCAGCAAAAACAAAAGAGGCTTCGGTGATAGCCGTACCAGCTATGTTGTAGCAATCAATAGCGGCATTGTTCAAAACGCCGCAATAAAAACAGCGTTGCAAATACATCAATGTGGTAACACCAGTCGATGTTGAGTTGTTCTGAATCAAAGACCCTTGCAACAAATTCCAGCCACGAATTGCGTAGTAGCAATTCTTGAAAGTCAGACCTTCAATGATTTGGTCGTAGTGTGGGTAAGTTTCGTTGAACGTAAAGTTTGATGTGCCGCCTGTTGAATAAGTTTGTGCGCCAGTTTCCAAAATTGTTCCGACACCCGCACCTTGGCCTTGCAAGATCGCGTTTTCGCCACGCAACACAATGCCAGTGGTTGTA